CAGTACGCCACAAACGCCCGCACAATTTAATTTTAGGCGGGTTAAACTGGCATAATTTTGGATATATTTCGCAAAGCGAATCCCAAATAATTGCAGTCTCAGCAATTAGCAGTTTTTCGAGTGTTTTTCTTTCCATGCGTAAATTATACAATAAAAATCCCCAAAAATAATAACCCTACAAAAAATAAGTTAATTTATTTTGCTTGACACGCCCCAAAATTATATGTTATAATTTTGGCGCAGCAAAATGTAATACTTTTGTTTGCAAAATGAAACGGCAAACAAAAGTATTACAATTGTTTCATGTGAAACAAAAAAAAAAAAGCCCCGAAGGGCTTTTAAAAAGTGTTAACTTTTGTTTCTTGTGGGTTTAATTTTGTAAAACAAAATAACCAAAAGAAAAATTAAATTAGCGGTATAATTGAAAACCAAAGGTAACAACATGGTGGGCAAAACATAAACAAAAGTAAACACCTCGCCAAAAAACCACATCCCCAAAAATCCCCATGTTAGCCCATCTGAATTTTTTGTGCGGTAACTTTCCACGGCTTGCGGTAAACCGCAAAACGCAAAAAGAACAGAACCAAGCCAGCCGATAATTTCCATTTTTATTTTCTCCAAAAAATAGGGGTTTCCAAGCCCCTATTATATCACAATTATTTTGCCTGAAAGTGGTCACGGGTTTGAAATTCGCGCCAGTTATAAGGTGTTACCTTTTGTTTCCAATCGCGTTTTTTGAGAATTTCGCGCAAAATCGGCAATTCAAAATCTCGCGCATCTTCTAACGCAGTATGCGGCTCAGTCAAAAATTCGCCCTGAATGAAACCGCAAACAATCTCGGCGTTTGTTTTGAAAGTCATATTGCCAAATTCAGTAGGGGCATTGAAGGCATGATTTTGTAAACAAAATTGCTTAAACTTTTTTGTGTTGCAGATATTGCCAACAGCCGCTTGCCACAAACAAAAGTTATCAGAAAAACCGTCCAATGTAATACCTGTGTTTGCACATTTTGATTTATCAAAAGCCAAATTGTAAGCGGTCAAAGTAGGGTTATATTTGCCGATTGCTTGATTTATCCAAGTATTAACCGCAGAAACAGAAGCTAACATTCTAGAACCAGAATTAAGCATTTCATTGTATTTTGCTTTTTTGCTTTGTGCGTATTCAAAAGACCACAAACCCTTGGCATTTTTATCATAAAATAAGTCAAAAGCATCAAAGTGGTTTTTTAGCAACACGGCACATTGATTGTAAATTTTACCTTGACGGTCACAAATTACAATGGCAAAATCCGCCACAGTGTCATTAATTGTGGTTTCGGTGTCGAGAATTGCGAAGAATTGTTTTTTAGACATTTTGTTTTCAAAAAATTACCGATACAGTCGGAATTCGCTGATTGATTCTTTTGAACCAATGAAAAGATTATACAACAAAAAACAGAAAAAAACCGTTTTCATCATTGAAAAAATTTATAGACCCGATAGAAAAAAACAATCGCAAAATAGGGTTTTCCCTATTGACACGCCCCAAAATTATATGTTATAATTTTGGCGCCTCAAAATGTAATACTTTGGTTTCCAATTTTTTCTGGAAACAAAAGTATTACATTGTTTCATGTGAAACAATAGGGGCAAAGCCCCTATTTTTAGTGTCCCTGAACGCTTGGGACATATACGCCCCGAATATTAAACCTATCGCAAACCGCTTTTAGATAGCTAATATTATCCTCATAAAAAACAAATTCAGCATTTTTGAAAGTTATCAGATTGAAGAATTTAGCCAAGCCATTAATTTTTAGCGTTTTGCCTGATTGCGAATCGCCCGCATTGCGTGAGATAAAATAATCGGGCATACCTAAAATTTCATTCACAAATTGCCAATCGGGTTCATTCATTACCCGCGCAGTTGCAATAATTACATAACAATTTTCGTCAGCCAAATCTTTTTCATATTGTGAAAACATGGGTAACAATCCGTCATTCATTGCGCGATATTCATTTTCGCGCCAAAAATCCAAATCTATACGCTCGCCATTTTCATCTGTAATTGTGCGATAGCGGTGAGAAGAATCTACGATTGTCCCATCCATGTCATAAATTGCAACACGATTGATTTTAGCCATTTTATTTGCCCTCAGAAAAGAATTGTTCAATAGCGCCATTATACTCTGCAATGGTAGCAAATGCAAGCCCATGCCTATCACAAAAGCGGTGAAAACGTGAAATTTGAGATTTAGTGTATTTTTTGTTCATGTGATTATTATATACCATTTTTGCCCCAAAATCCAAAATTGTCATTGAAAATAACTATTGCCCCGATAGAAAAAATTAATCGCAAAACGCTTGACACGTCCCAATATTATATGGTATAATATTGGCGCCTCAAAATGAGAAACAAAAGTTCTCATTTTTTATTGGAAACAAAAGTATTACATTTATTTAGAGAGCCAAACCAACAAAGCGCATTTGATTGCAACAGCTACAACAACAACAATCATAAAAATAATTTCTGGTGACATTTTACATTCCAATCTGTGAGCAAAGCCAATCGTCAAATTCTGCATCAGTCCAAACCCATGCAGGGCATGAATTCATTAGAGCATCATAGTATGTGCCAGACATACCCCAAATCGCATAAATTATATCTTGTTTGTTCATGTGTTTATTATAACAGAAAAAAGCAAAAAAGTTCAAGTGAAAAATTAATCTACCTGAATGTCAGCAATTACGCCATCACGCAAAATAAAGTACATATCACATAAACCCACGCTAACCCATACGCAAGCATTACCCTTACGCATAGCGTAAGATTTACCCGCATAGTTTGTATTCATGTAGTTTTTAACAATTTCAAAATCAGTCATTTTCTTTTCTCCTAATGTGCCTATATTATAGCACAAATAAAAGTAGGGGCATAAAGCCCCTACAATCTATCAGGCTTTTTCAGCCTTGATAAAGTCAGCAATCTTAGCGAGTGCAACTTTGTTAGCCTTAGTGAGTGATTCAGTATCAGCCTCAGTTAAGCCCAATGCCTCGCCAATAAAATCAGCGTGTGCATCTTTCTTAATAACAGCCTCACCCGTCTTAGTGGTGTAGGTCTTAGCCACATAAACTTTCTCACGTGAAAGTTTAGCAACAACAGAGCGAACAGATTTACCCAAAGCCTCAGCGATGGATTCAACAGTTGTACCAGCTTGGTAGTCAGCAACCATTTTCATAGTTTGCTCGGCGGTGTAGTTTACAGTTTTTGCAGTCATTTTATTTTCTCCTGAAAAGTCAAGGTTAAGGTTTCATCACAAAGTAAAAGTATAACACAAAGGGCAAAGCGATGCAAGCGGCAAATCCAATAGCATCTAAAAATTCTTTCTTCGTCATATACATTCCTTGTTGCGATGGAATTATTATATCAAATATTTAGCAAGCGTCAACAACTATTTTCTAGGTGTTTACCCTAAGTAGTAGAAAGTTTACATATGTAATACTTTTGTTTGCAAACAAGACTGCAAACAAAAGTATTACAGGGCGGTTATCAGACACACATTTTGCCATATGCTACTGGACCCACCCACATGCGGCCTATAAGGTATTTTTCCGAAAACATAAAAGGTGCGCATGAAAACCGCGCCCAGCGCTTGACCCTAAATTTAATCCAATATCCAAAACCCACGCCCCACCCCGCCGCCCAAGCGTCCCATCCCCACAAAAATTTTCAACTTGCCCCACGTTCCCCAAATAGTATATAATAGCACAAAAGGACTACACCTATGACACAAAACCTACCTGCCGAAACCGTCCGGATTGCCCCCGAGGCCCTCGAAGTAGCAAACTGCTACTTACAACTCAATGACCCCCGCCAAGTAGCCGCCGAACTTGACTTGGATGTGGAAACCGTTACCGAATATCTCAAGCGCCGTGAGGTCAAAGCATATATTGATTCGGTATTTTTTGATAGCGGATACAATAACCGATTCCTTATGCGCCGTGCCATGGACGCCCTTATCAAACAAAAGTTTTCGGAACTTGAGGAAGCTGGTGCTGGGTCGCAAAAGGATATTAGCGAGTTGCTCGCGCTCTCACATAAGATGAGCATGGACTTGATGGACAAAGAAATTCAACTTGAGAAGATTCGTAGTGGAACTGGCCCTCAAAAGCAAGTAAACGTTCAGATTAACGAGGGTTTAGATGGGTCTAAGTATTCTCAACTTGTACAACGATTGATTACTGGTGAAGGCGTTTAATGGCACACTATCGCAGTATCTTTATTAGTGATGTACACTTGGGCACTCGTGATTCGCAAGCTCTAAAGCTATGCAATTTCTTAAAATCCAACACTTGCGAAACCCTATACCTAGTAGGTGATATACTAGATATTTGGAAGATTCAGCAGAATCGCTGGCGTTGGCAGCAGTCGCATACTAACGTAGTGCGTCGTGTGCTAACTTATGCTAAACGTGGTACGCGTGTTGTTTACATAGCAGGCAACCACGATGAGTTCCTACGTCCACTAATGCCATACGACATTGGTTTTGGCAATATTGAAATTGCTAATCAAGCTACACATACCGGAGTTGATGGTCGTCGATACCTGGTAACACATGGTGATCTATTTGACGGTATTACGTCACTAGCGCCTTGGCTCTCATTCTTAGGTGACAAAGCCTATGACTTAATCCTAGCCCTAAATACAAAATTTAATTGGTTACGACACAAGTGCGGCTTTGGGTACTGGAGTTTGTCACAATACTTAAAGTCACGCGTTAAACATGCAGTTGACTTTATATTCAAATTTGAAAGCAACTTGGTTGCTTACTGCAAAAAGCGTGGATTTGATGGCGTTATTTGTGGTCACATACATCATGCGGAAATAAAGACTGTTGATGGTATTGTGTACATGAACGACGGTGACTGGGTAGAGTCGTGTACTGCACTTGTTGAGCATCATGACGGTCGCTGGGAAATTATAACATGGACACAGGAGCACGACCTTGAATCTAAGTGAATTGATTACCATTGTTGTACCTTGTAAAAATGAACAAGACTACATACCCCACTTGCTAGAAAGTTTGCGTAATCAGGATATTGGCAATACTCGGATTATTATTGCAGATTGTAGTACTGATTCAACTCGTGAAGTTATCGCTGCTGCAGGATATGGTTTGAATGTAGAAATTATAGAAGGTGGTCCTGTTAGCTTAGCAAAAAATTGTAGTACTGATTCAACTCGTGAAGTTATTGCGTCAGCCGGCTATGGTTTGAGTATACAAATTATAGAAGGTGGCCCTGTTAGCTTAGCAAAAAACAGTGGAGCTAGTTTAGTAGCGACTCCATACATACTGTTCATAGACGCTGACGTTAGATTTTTTGAGCCTGGTGTTATTTGGGATGCTGTTCGTGTTATTGAATCGCAAAACCTGGACTTGGTTGGGCTAAATGCCAAGTGTTACGACAACGATCGTCGTGCCCAGATTGGGTTCGTGTTATTTAACTTTGTTAACAACATTTTAAAGTACTTCTCGCCTTTTGCAGTAGGTGCTTTTATGCTTACTCGACGCGACCGATTTTGGCAGCTAGGCGGTTTTCCTGAGCACTGCGCTACATCAGAAGACTACTTTTTATCAAAGCAGTATAGTACCAAAAAGTTTTGCTTACTGCCACACTATTTTGGACAAGATTCACGTCGATTTAAGAAGATGGGATATTTTGGAATGGCCTTATATCTCGTACAAAACTTTATAAATCGTAATAATTCTGCTTACTGGCAGAAATTACACCACAATCGTTATTGGAATTAAATGTTAGAAACAATTTGCGAAGTAATGTTGGATGCTTATAATCGTAACTGGATTACCTCGCGTGATGGTAATGTATCGATACGTCATCATGATCGTGACCATTTTTATGTTACACCTTCAGGAGTGCGTAAGCAAACACTGCAGCCTGATCAGTTTAAAAAGATAGGTATCGAAACTGGCTACTATGATCAGCCTCCTCGTTTATTCTATTCGAGTCGCGAGCTGCCTTACACAGATATTAGCAAGAACCTAAAGCCTAGTGGAGAATTGCCACTGCACTTTGGGCTGCAACGTGAAATGGGCCAACACCGCAATGATGTTCGTGTTGTAGTACACGTACATCCTACATATTGCATTGCAGCTATGCATGCTGGTATTGATCTGGCCACGATATGTAAAGATTTTCCCGAACTAAACCGCTATACTCGCGTTGGGCACAACGTTGCTGAACTACCTCCTATATCGCAAGAACTTGCAGATGCTTGTCATGCGCGACTAGGTTTAGATAACTTAGGTAATATCAGTTATGATATTGTGGGTATTGTGGGCCACGGAGTAGTTGCAGTCGATACGTCGCCATGGCGTGCTTACGAACATATTGAGCGCCTAGAACATATTTGCAAGATAGTACTTGCATCAGGAAACTATTAATGAGCTTAGTTATTTCACGGCCTGATGTTGACTGCGAAGTTATCACAGAGTTTGCACCGCAAGAGCGATTCATCAAACTGCCGATTACCAACTACCTAAAGTTGTTAGACATTTATGATTCGATCAACCGACCCCAAGTTGCACTAATCAACGCAGTCAATGACCCCAAGTATCGCTTTATTTGCGCTGCACTAGCACGCCGCCTGGGTAAAACTTACATCGCTAATATTATCGGGCAGCTAGTTACCCTTGTACCTGGCAGCAACGTACTCATCATGTCGCCGAACTATAATTTATCAGGCATTTCGTTTGAGCTGCAACGTAAACTAATCAAGCACTTTGATCTCGAAGTTGCACGCGATAACTTAAAAGACAAGATTATAGAACTTGAAAATGGTTCAACAATCCGCATGGGTTCACTATCGACTGTAGATAGCTGCGTTGGTCGTAGTTACGACTTAATTATATTTGACGAAGCTGCTCTTGGAGCGGACGGCGAGGCTGCGTTTAACGTTGCGCTACGTCCTACTCTAGACAAGCCTAATAGCAAGGCGATCTTTATCTCCACACCACGCGGTCGTAATAACTGGTTTTCGCAATTTTGGAATCGTGGATTTAATCCTGAATTCCCAGAGTGGGTTTCACTACAAGCTGACTATAGCGAGAATACTCGCATGGCGGAAAGTGATGTAGCAGAAGCTCGTCGTAGTATGTCAAAAGCTGAATTTGAGCAAGAATACCTTGCTAGTTTCACCGTATTCGAGGGTCAGATCTATGCACTTAGTGAAGCGTCAATTGAGCAAATGCCAGAAGACATACGTGGAGAAGCCCTTGCTGGCTGTGACCCTGGCTATCGTGATGCTACCGCATTTGTGGTTATCATATATGACTTTAGTGGCGATTGTTTCTGGATTGTTGACGAGTACCTAGAAGCGGAGAAGACTACTGCCGAACATGCTACAGCATTTCAAGGACTTTGTACAAAGTGGGGCGTTGAGGTAATCTTTATTGACTCGGCTGCTGCACAATTTGCTGGCGACCTTGCATATCAATACGATTTGTCAACTACTAAGGCTAAAAAAGATGTACTGCCCGGAATTGCGTATGTACAGACTTTAGTTGCACAAGGTAGATTGAAGATTGCCCCTCACTGCACAAATGTAATAGCTATGTTTGATCAGTATCGCTGGGATACCAAGGAAGGCTTACAGCGTGAGCGACCACTGCACGATGAGTATTCACACATGGCTGACGCAGTTAGATACGCACTTTATACATACACAGTCTAGGTAACAAAAATATTACCTTGACATTTTTCTGCTCATAGAGTATAATACTAGTAATTGCACATAGCATGCTTAGAAAAAGTTCTAGGCACAAAGGAATCAGATGACACAAGAACAATATACGAATTTATTACAAAAGGCTTTTGCGTCAGAATATGCTTTCTACCTAAAAGCACAGAACTTTCACTGGAACGTAGAAGGTTACTTGTTCCCTCAGTACCACGAATTTTTTGGCCACATCTATGAAGAAGTTGGTGGATCAATTGATACGTTTGCTGAACAGCTACGTGCTGCCCGAATTTATGCTCCTGCAGCGTTTACCGTTCTAGAAGAACTAAGCGATGTACGTGGTCAGACTGGTACCCCTGATGGTATGCAGATGACACAAGAACTATTACTAGATAGCGATATGCTAGCCGAAATGTTTAAAGCAGCATTTGTTGCTGCTGAAGAAATGAGTTACCACGGACTTTCAAACTTTTTGGCAGATCGCCAAGATGCACATAAAAAACATAGCTGGATGTTGCGCTCAACATTAAAGTAAATGGCAAAAAACACAAACAAACGGATACCAGTAAAATGGGTACGTGATCGAGCTAAAGCAGCTTATGAAAAGCAAGACCACTGTTGTATCTGTGATACTCAGGTAGATCTTGAACTTCATCACTTACACTCCGTTACCATACTGTTGGAAAGATGGGCCGAACGTAAAGGCTATGACATTTCTACCGATGATGGTATTCTAGCTGTAAGAGACGAGTTTATCGCAGAGCATCACGACGAGCTGTATGTGCAGGTTTACACCCTTTGTAATCCTCACCACGTTGCGCTTCATGGTGTTTATGGTAAAGCTCCAAAACCTGGTTCAGAACCGAAACAGGCTCGATGGATCGAGATACAGCGTGATAAACATTTAAACGGCGGTCGTGCTATACCCAAAACCAGTTCAGGCAGTTTTTTCTCAGAATTTATCTAAAGGGAAATTATGAACTGGATTACTAGAAGTACCAGCTGGGTTCGCGAAAAGCTAAATCCTGCGCAGGTAAGAATTGCACAAGAAAACGGTAGTCGTATAGGTACTACCGCTAAAATCGGATATCAAACTGCTTTTCAAAAGCTTGAGTCCGTAAATCGCTCAGTTAATATGCTAGTGTCTGCGTGTGCTAGCCTTGACTACGATGTAAAAGATAAGATGAATGATGGAATTGTTAATGGTATTCGCCAAAAACAATTAACCAACTTATTAAACTTTAGACCTAATCCTTACCAGTCTGCACAAGAATTTCGCATGGCGATATTCCAAGACTTGGTGCTAGAAGGTAACGTATTCATACACTTTGATGGTGTATTCATGTACCACCTTCCAGCAATTAACGTACAAATAATGCCAGATACTAAAACGTATATTGCGGGCTATTTATACCAAGGTTTAACAGAGTTTAAAGAGTCGGAAATATTCCACTTTAAAGATATTAATTCTAAGTCGATCTACCGTGGTAGTTCAAGACTTGAATCAGCAGACCAGTCGATTAATCTACTGTATGCAATGAAAGAATTTCAAGACCAGTTCTTTGATAACGGTGCTGTATTTGGGCTAGTACTAACTAGCGATAATACGCTATCACAAGTTGCCAAGGAAAAGACTGTTCAGTACTGGCTACAAAGATATAGTGCTAAAGCAGGTGGAAAACGCCCAGTTATTTTAGATAGCGGACTTAAGCCACACTCTATTTCAAATACGAACTTTAAAGACATGGACTTCGATCAATCGATGAGTACCCATGCTGAGACTATTATGCAAGCAATTGGTGTGCCACCTATCTTATTACAAGGTGGCAATAACGCTAACATTAGTCCAAATCTAAGATTATTTTATTTAGAAACGGTAATGCCTATTGTTCGACGTTTTACGTCAGCACTAGAAAGATATTACGGTTATGACATTGAAGCAATCACAAGCTCAGTTTCCGCACTACAACCAGAACTAAAAGACATTGCTGCATACCACTCAACACTAGTTAATGCAGGAATTATTACTGCTAACGAAGCACGAAAAGAATTACGTTATCCTGATATATCAGGCCATGACGATTTAAGAATACCTGCAAACATTGCAGGTTCGGCTGCTAACCCAGCTCAAGGAGGACGTCCCGCCTCCGCTAAGGAATAACAAGGGGTAATATGGTAGATAAAAATAAAGTACTTACGCTAACAAGTACATTCACAAAAAGTGGCGATCTACCTACCAAAGGCGACATTATTGATTCTATTATGATCGAAGGTTACGCAAGTACTAACGATGTTGATAGACAAGGCGATATTGTACCGACCAGTGTTTGGGAAGCGGGTATGAAGAATTACTTGAAAAATCCAGTAATTCTTGCCTATCACGAACATTGCGAGCCAATCGGTAGGATGGTAGAACACAAAATTGACGAAAAGGGATTATGGATTAAAGCCAGAATCTCAGCGGCAGCAGAAGATGTGTTCAGTCTAGTAAAAGACGGCGTATTAACTGCATTTAGTATTGGGTTCCGCATCGTAGATGCAGAGTACAATGCTGCAGCAGAGCTGTTTGTAGTAAAAGAACTGGAATTGCACGAAATATCGGTTGTGTCAGTACCAGCGAATCAAAATACAATTTTCAGTCTTTCTAAAGCATTTAATACTGCTGAAGAATTTAAATCTTTCAAAATGCAATTTGCACCCAAAAGCGAGTCAGCTAAAGGGCTAGAATCCTCTACGGAAGCAAAGAGCGATATTAATAAGGAATGGAACATCATGGATCCAAAAGAATTAGAACAAATGTTGGCAAAAGCCGCAACTTCAGCAGCCGAGCAAACCGCTAAGGCCCTAGCTGAACAGCAAGCCAAATCCGCAGCTGACGAAGCCGCAAAACAAAAACAACAAGCTGAATTTGACGAAAAAGTTAAAGCAGCAGTTATCACATCAGGTCAATCTGGTGCTGAGAAATTAATGGCAGAAGTTGAAAAACGTCTAGCCGATGCTAACGAATCTACTAAGTCAGTTATCGCTGGTTTAGAAACTGCTCTAAAAGAAAAAGCAGCTGAAATCGAAGCAATCACAAAGTCAAAAATGAGCTTTGCTGACGGCAAAAATGCTGGCGGTATGCAATATGGCGACAAAGAGAAAGCTGTTCTATTAGCTAAAATGGCTGGTAAGAGCTTAGAGTCTACAGCTTTTGGCCGTGATATGGTTCAAAAGTACGGTGCACACGTACCAAGCGCTACATGGGAATTAGAAGTTTCTTTAAATCTAGAATCTGAAGTTCGTCGTCGCTTAGTTGTTGCTCCATTGCTACGTAACATCACAATGCAAACTAACGTTATGACTATCCCTGTCAACCCAGAAGCTGGTGTTGCAACTTGGGTAACTAACGCACAGTTCGGTACAGCTCCAGCCACTCTAGGCGCAGCAGGTGCTTCAGCAGGTGCTACTCAAACTCAACAACTAAAAGAAATCACGTTAAACGCATATAAGATTGCTACTAACGAATACACAGCTTACGAAGAAGAAGAAGATAGCTTGATCGCTATTATGCCAATCATTCGTGACGCTATGGTTCGCCGTGTTGCTCGCGGTGTTGACCGTGCATTCTTACGTGGCGCTGGATCCGGTTCCGACCCTGTTAAAGGTTTGGTAGCTGCAGACGTTGCAAGTGCCGTTACACTAGACATTAGTGACAGCGCAATTGCTACAGTTGCTACACTACGCAAAATGCGTCAAGACCTAGGTGTTTGGGGCTTAGACCCAGCAGAAGTTGTATTCGTTGTTTCTCAAGACGTATACTACAACCTACTAGACGACGCTGTGTTCCAAACAATGAACCAAGTCGGTACACAAGCTACATTGCTAACTGGCCAAATCGGTCAAATTGGTAATAGCCCAGTTATCGTTTCTGGTGAATTCGAAGACAGAGCAGCCGGTGCTTGCGGTGCTATCGCACTTGCCCCAGCTAACTTCTTAGTTGGTAACCAACGTGGTCTACGTATTGATACACAAGAACTAGTTGAAACTCAACGCCGTGTAATGGTAGCTAGCCTACGTACCGGTATGACCCAAGTTACAAATAACTACGGTCCAGGCGTTTCTGCACTACGTTACGTTGCTTAATTTTAAGTAATACTGACAGGGCTTTCGAGCCCTGTCTTTTAAATAGATTCGCTGAGTCTATTTAAAAGACAAGAGAGGCAAACATGGGATTAAATCTTACAACAAAAGCAGACTATAAGGCTTACGCCGGAATTAAAAGTACTAATGAAGATGCTGTAATTGATTTCATTATTCCAAAAGTTTCCGAGCTAGTAAAAAATTACTGCAATAGAACATTTGTAGACTTTTGGGTAACCCCCAAAACAGAAATTTTTAA